GCCCTTTTAACAAGTTCATTGATTCTGTTTTGATAAGAGGCATTCCTCTTCTGTGGTTTTTCAACACCTTCTTCAACTTCCTCTTGCTCTTCTGATTCAGTTTCTAATTGTGTTGGCGTGGATTCAGTTGTCTGTTCATCATGGACGGCTTGTGTGTCATCTATGACTTCTTCCACTTCAGAGTTATCTTGCACTTCCTGTTCCGGAACAGCAGCACCTTCAAACTTCCTTAGTTTCGTTTCTTTTCCATCATCCACGACTTGCATCGGTTTCTTTTTACCCGATGAATCGTGTACGATTTGCATTGGTTTCTCTCCAAAGTTATGTAGTTAAATTGCGTAGCGAATGCTACGAAAGGAACAAATATATTAACTTATATTTGTTATATCTGGCACTATAGCCAGAATCTCGTCATCGTTCATTATTCTAAGTTCAGACTTTCCGTACTTGAAACGGTGTCCTGCATACTTACCGAACATTACATGATCTCCCTTTTTGCACCAGGGAATAGTCATGTCTTCTCTTCTATAGGCATCGTCACCCATTTGTACGACCTTTCCTATGGAAGCTATACTTCTATGATCTTCCACAGCCTTGCCGGGAAGATAAATTCCACCTTTTGTTTTATCTTGAACATCCAAAACTTGAATAAGGATTCTGTGTCCTACGGCTTTGGGATGTTTCTTTTCTAGTTTTTCCTCTACTAAGCTAAATTTCGGTATCGTCATTTTCAATATTCTTTGCGGACTCTTGTAGCAAATTTTTTGCTAGACGTAAACCCTTTAATTCACCAACAGAAGAATCATAATTCTCCTTGGGAATTCTGCCTTGCTCAAAGGCATCCTTTATATTGTTAATCTCCCTATTGATTTTATTCTTGAAGTAGGTAATAAATTTAGCAGTATCCATTAACCCTTTTTCTTTTTCTTTTTCTTCTTTTTGTCTTTTTTCTTTTTAGGAGGTCTTCCTTTTTTACTTCCGTATGTTCCCGGTCCGTATGGCATTATCTTATCTCCTTTATTACATCCTTTAGATCGTCCTCATGACAAACTATCCAAAAACCTTTTCTATATTTCTGACACAAAGCTAACACAGTTCTTTTACAATCTGCCTTCGCCAATTTGTCCGTTCTTTCCCACAAAGAAATAACAGCATGTTTAGCCTTCTCAACTTTTCTTAGTTGTATCTTTTTGTTGAGTAGCTTTTCTATCTTTTTCTCTTTGTTCACGTTCTATGATTGTTCTTGCTCGTTCTATGTCAGCCTTGGATTCAACCATTTGCTGTTGGTACTGAGCACGAGCAATATCACGTTGTTCGTTGGAACGCAACTTCTCTCTGTCAATTTCAATGTCAGCCGTAACCTTGTCTCTATCAAGAGCCAATCCAGCAGCATCCAACTGAGCTTTGGAAGCAGCTTGTTCTTCCTTGAGTTCAACTTCTTTTCCTTTAAGTTGAGTTCTTGCAGCACCCTCTTCAGCCTTACGCTGATTTTCCTGTGCTCGTAACTGTAAGTCTTGCTGTGCCAATTGGAATCTTGGATCTTGCTGTTGCTGTTGTGCCTGTTGTTGCTGTGCTTGTTGTTGGTTAGCTTGAGCAATCTGCCCGGCCACTTGGGCTTGGGCTTGTGCCACTGCATTTTCAATATCCGGATCCATTGATTCGTATTCATTGTCCTTGCCAGGATTGAAGCGATCATACTCTGGAGCATTCGGCAACTCAATTCCAGCGTTTGCCATAATCGCCAATCTGTATTTGTGTGCTTGGTGTTCCTGTATGTGTGCCTGTAGCGTTCCGGCAAGAGCTTGTTGCAATCTTGGGTCTTGCGGAATAACGGCAGGATCACCCATAAAGGATTCGTGTACGGAAACGTGTGCATCATGGTCTTGCCAACCGTATGCCTTGACAGGTTTCTGATACATCATGGTATAGTTTTCTGTTGCCGGATCCATAGGTCGTGATCCCATTTCTGGAATCAGCATGTCATCCACATTTTCCACATCGAGTGCCTTGTACAGTCTCCTGTAGGCTTCCCTTAAATCATGTATTTGCGGTGCTTGTGATGCCGCTTGTATTTGTGTTTGTGCCAGAAGAACTCTTTGTGCTGTAGAGAAGATGTTGGGATCGGATACTGGGAGTACATCGATTCTACCGTCAAAATCTTCTTTGAAGATTTCACGACCAACACCTTCTACAGCATAGGGGTAATTACTTGGGAGGAAATCGTAATTCGTTCTAGCTAGTATTTTAAATTCTTCTCGTTGTGCCTTGTGAAGTCGCTTGTGAATGGACGACATCACCTTGATTCCTTGCTCTAATAACGCAATGGTTGTACCTACAGGAGCTTGTGAGTTCATGTCTCCCGTCTGTAAGTCCGTTATTGCAGCAAGTCGTCTTCCCTCATCGGTTAATGCACCGAGTAAGCCTGTTAAAACTTGTGAAGGTTCTTTGAATGGCAAAGGAACAATGGACTTGCGAATATCGTCTCCATAGCCTTCCACATCCCTGAATTCACCAAACCCTACAGGTTGGTCGCCTTCCACTCGCATTCCACGAGCCTTGAATCCACCTGGTAAGTTTGAAAATTGTCCGGCATCAACCAATGAACGCAAAATAGTTGTTGCTGTCTTTTGCAAATTGCCGAGTAGATGGACGTAACCTAAACCGTAAAAGTTAAAGCCTGGTAAGAATTTGTAATGAACAAAGTATTGCAGTCTCTTGAACTTGTCATCGTCATCCCTGAAGTTCTGACGTATCGCCAAGATATCATTTGTTTCTTTACAAATTGTTACAATGTACGGACACGCAAATTCCTTGCCACTGTCCGGAAGATCAAGATCAACATGCATTTCCAACAACGTGAAACGTGCATCCTTCTTGTATGTTGTGTTGGGCTTTACGCCCTCAATGTCCTGTATCTTTTCATTGATACCGGTCATGGAAGTGGATTCAGTTCTTCTGTCTTCCTCCATGAGTTCAATGTCCCTATAGAAACCGTTGACTTGTCTTTTCTTTAGCTCATTGGATTCCATGCGAATGACATGGGTGTATCGTCCACTTGTTCTAAGGTCTGTTGTGTTCGTGGATACAACGAAATCGGTTATGGGAATAAACTTTGAAACGGGTCGTTCCAACTCTGAATCATAGTAAACTTTCTTAAAGCAACTACCAACAATCGGTAGATAGAACAGCATTTGATCCAAGTCATCGAAGTATTCCTCCATCTGCTCTGTGACTTGGTAGTTCATAAAATCCTTAACTCTTTCAGCTTGGGATTCTATTTCTTTTGTCTTTTCACCTACTATTTGTGTCTTCACAGGGCCGTTGGATGGAAACAGTTCCTTTAACGCTTGGGCATGAAACTGTACAGCCGCCTCGATCATTAACGGATGATGTGCAGAACATGCACCGGGAAAAGGATTTTGTACTTCCTCTAGCTTTAATCCTAGAAGATCCATTCCCTTCTTGATTGTATCTTCCCAATCGCCACGACTTTGTATGTCGGCATCATAGGCAGATACGAGATCGGATGCAATTTCCTTTAGCTCCTCATCGTCAATGTCTTCCGCTAAGTTTTCGGAAGGTTGGCTTTCCTCTATAGGCTCTTCACCTATGACTACTTCCACTTCCTCCACGGCAACTTGACTGACTGGTTCGTTTATTTGTCTTACCACTATTTTTCATCCTCATCCCAATTATCGTCTTCATCAAGTTCATCGTTAATCATGTCCTTGATGCTTTCAATAAGGGCTTCTTCCTTTGCATGGAGTGCATCGAGTCTCTCCAGTTTCTTTTTTATTTTTTCCAAAACTTTTGACATTAAAACACACCCTTGAATTTTACTTTCCTAGCTTGTGCCGGATATTGTCCACGAGAGACAGAGCCACCTGTGGCGTAGCCTGTATATTTTGTTGCACGTCCTCTTGCTTTATCCATCCATTGTTTAGTTGGACTTTTACCTGTACGTTGTGATACTCTTGCACTTGTTCTTTTAGCACGATCCATTAATTTTTGTTCTTCTTTTTGCAATCTTCCTGTTGGAGGCCCTTCTCCTTCTTGCCATCGTTTCTGACCTGACCACCTTTTTTTCTCAAAACCTGCTAATTTTTTTTTCTTTGGTGGGCCAGATTTAGATTTCTTTTTTTTCTTTTTTTCTGCTACTTCAATAAATATTGGCATTATACTATTCCCTTCATAATGTTGCTCAGTTCTTTTGCCCTTGAGGGTGTTTGCTTTGCCCAACGTGAGTCGAGCATCTCGGAACTTGCTTGTTTATAATTAGGTGGACTTTCCTTCAGTGCAGCCCACATGTTCTTGAACTTTGATACACCGGTAGGGCCTAGCTGAAATACCATTTCAATTATCAGTCCCTTTGCTGTATCACTTACTTCGCATCCTTCATAAAGTTTGGATGCACCGTCCTTTGCTTTTTCAAAGTCTTTATCGAACACTCTATCGAGTTGTTCCTTTGGATATTCCTTGCCGTCCTCCCACCAGTCCTCGACACATAAGTGTCCGTATCCAACAGTTCTCTTGCCAAGGGTATCCTTGTAGACCTTGTTTCTAAAGCCTTCATGTGTTTTAATTCTGTTTTTTACCTTTTCCATACCCAGTAACTTCCTGTGCTTCCTGTTGCCTTCTGTGGAACATAGTCTTGGTGATGATGCACAAACCATCCCTGACGTAATCGCAGTAAGGCTTGTGAAGTCGAGTCAACCAAGTCATCGTTCTTTGAATTGGGGAATGATGCACACTGTGCAATCACATCCTCTGCCCAATCCTTGTCCGGTGCCCATACCTTTCCAGACTCCAATATCGGAGTAATGGAATGGACTCTAGACTTCTTGTCTTGCTTCTTGGGGTTGTAGGGCGTAATGGGTATGCCCATTCTTGACAGTTCCTGTACAAGGGACAATCCACTCGCCTTTGCCTCAATAATGACAAGATCAGGGCTGTGCTGTTCGTATTGCTCAACGGCAACCCTCTTCAGTTCGGGAAATTCCCAACGATCCCTTTTTGATCCCAAGAGTATCGCATTGGATTCACCACTGTCGTCTATGAAGATTCCCCATGTGGTACAAGCCGAGTAGTCCGAATTCTTGTTGGACGTATAGGCTGTATCCCATGATTGTAGAATGTAGTCGCATTGGGGAGGATCTTTCTTTTTCCATGTCTTCCACCACCAACGCTTCATGATGTTTCCTTCCTCAACGGAAGGTTTCTGTGCGTAGAGTGAAGCCCACTCCCTCGAACCTAGCGTCTTCTTTATCTCGCCTAAACGAGTAAGGGGATAGGCTTCAGCCCACAGGGCATCGCCTTCCTTCTTATTCAGAAGTTTGGCAGCCCTCTTGTCCAGCACTGCTGGAAACTCTATAACTTCCCATCCTTCGTGTTCCGTTTCTTTCAATACCCATCCTGCGAGATCGTCCTCGTGCCATCGTGTCTGGATGAGGACAACGCTTCCACCCGGCATAAGCCTGGTATACGCAGTTGACCTGTACCAATCAAGTAGGTTAGAACGCATAGCGTCACTGTCGGCATCTTCCCTTCCCTTAATGGGGTCATCGATGAGCAAGAGGTGAGCACCACGACCAGTAATAGCACTGCCAGCACCGACCGCATAGTAGACTCCTCCCTTCGAGGTGTTAAAACGCCTCATACTTGAGGAATCAGTTGCGAGTCCCACATCGGGAAATATTTCCTGATAGTGTGGGTCTTGCAGTTGGTTTCTCACTTTCCTTCCGAAGTCATCGGCTAGTTCCTGTCCGTAGGTGGAACAAATGATGAACTTCTTGGGGTTTCTGCCCAAGTACCAAGCGGGAAAGAACTCTGAAGACAGAATAGACTTTCCGTGTCTTGGTGGCATGAAGATCGCCAATCTCTTGATATCCCCCCTCTCAACCGCTTCCAGCTTACTAGCCAGTAGCTTGATGTGGGGTGGGGTTAGATAGGACTCCATTTGGTATCTTGCATATCCCAAAAGGGTATTCCTTGCCTTCTCCTTGCCCTCCATCTCCTTGAGACGGTGGACGAGCATTTCGATTTTTGCGACTTTCTCCCCAACACTGCTTGATACTTGCGACATGATTTAGCCGATCTTTATCCGCTTCGGTTTATCCTCCTCGGGTACGTTCCTTGCGAGACTCACCTTGAGGATTCCGTCCTCCATGTTGGCCTTGTCCACCTCCATGTGTCTGGATAGGTGAAACGCCCTAAAGAACTTGCGTGAGGCTAAACCCTTGTGGATGTAGTCCACGTCCTTCTTGGTTGATTCTCCCTCGATCTTGAGGACATTCTTCTCGATGGACACGTCAATGTCCGCCTTCTTGAAGCCTGCCACTGCCAATTCGAGTATGTACTTGTCATCCGATACCCTCTCTATGTTGTAGGGTGGATAGTCCGACTTGCCTGAATAGCTGTCAAGCATGTTGAATGCATCCTCAAATCCCAGAAACATGTTTCTCAATGGACTCGGAATGCTGTATTTGACTTGCTGATTTGTCATGATATACCTCCTTTTCAGCGAGTTATCCCAGCCCTCTATAGGCACTGGGTATTCATGTGTCCCCTTCTCCCCTAGTTAATCATTACACGGTATGTGGCCATTATGGATGTTATCGAGTCTGATGATTATGGGGGGTGGGGGTAATATTTCTCATCAATGGTATTAGGATTCTTATTGATTCTAGAAAACATTTCAAAGTATAGCCATAGCTACATTGTATAGCCTATTGCTTATGTTAGTTTAACTTACTCTTATCTTCATCCATTTGGATTTGTATTCCATCTTCATTGAGTGATGCAATCAATTGCATGATCTCTTCTCTTATTTGTTTCTTATTGTTTGATACGTTGTGACTTATGCTTTCGCTTCTTGATGTAACACCACCAACAAGTAATGCATGACTCTTGATTGCTGTGTTAACAGAGTCAACAAGTTGTTTAATAGATGCAGTATCTTCTATTGGTTTGATTAGGTCTTTACTCAATGCATTCGTTACCTTCTTGAGTGCTAGGTATGACAAATCTTGTAAGTCTTTAACGATTGACTCTAACTTGTTAACTGATTGATTGACCAATCTTTCATTTAGTTTTTCATTAACTCTTGCATCATGAATTTCT